TTTAGGTGGACCATCGAAAGTGATACGATCAGTGGATGAAGTCCAGGCTATCCGACAGCAAAGAGCTGCAGCTCAACAACAAGCAGCACAACAGCAACAGGATATGCAGATGGCTGAAGCTGGTGGAAAAGTAGCACCATTGGTGAAGGAACTACAGCGTGGATAAAAAAACACTCGAAGATCTTTTTCAAAACTACAGAACAACTTTTGGTACTGTCCAAGGACAGAAAGTTTTAGAAGATCTAGAAAATAGACTCCATCAAAATACAACTACATTTTCCAAAGACTCATTAGAGATGGCATATCTTGAAGGACAAAGATCTGTCTTACTAATGATTAAAAATATAATTAAGGAGAAAACGAAAAAATGAGTGAAGAACAGACAACTGCTGTTGAACAGCAATCTGAAGTAACACAAGAAACACAAGCGGCAGATCCTGGCGTAACTTTCTTAGATCAGTTACCAGAGGATTTACGAGGAGAGCCATCATTAAAAAATTTTACTAATGTTGGTGATTTAGCAAAGAGTTTAGTCCATGCACAGAAAATGATTGGAATGGATAAAATTCCAGTGCCTGGCAAACATTCAACTCAAGATGATTGGAATGTTATTTATTCTAAACTAGGTAGACCAGAAACACCGAATGATTATCAGTTTGAAACAAAACTAGATGCAAGTGATCCTGGGTTACAACAGTTTAAAGAAGTAGCACATTCGATTGGATTAAATGCAGACCAGGCAAATAAGATATTAAACTTTTATGGTGAACTATCTGAAAGTGGAAAGGAAACATTAGCTGCACAACAACAGCAAGTGAGGGAACAATCTGAGTCTGATTTGAGAAAAGATTGGGGTTTAGCTTTTGATAAGAAGATCCAACAAGCGGATAGTGTTTTTCAAAAATTTTTCCCTAATGAAATGAAAGAAGTTAGATTAGAGAATGGCAATCTCTTAGGTAATGATCCTCAGTTCATTAAAGCATTAGCTGGACTAGCAGAAAACTTTTCTGAAGATAACATGACTGCAGAAAATGATTTGACAATGACTCCAGATGATGCTCAAAGAGAGATTGAGAAATTAACTGCACCAGGTACTCCGTACTGGGATAAGAAACATCCAGGACATAGAAGTGCAGTACAAGAAGTTTTCATGCTCCAGAATATGAAGCATGGGATAGCTCCAGAACAATCCGAATAGGACTCTGGTGACATTAGGAAAGACTGACATCTATCAGATGTAAAATGAAGATAAAACTCGAAAGAGATAATTTATCGAAGAAAGTAATAACAACAACAAATAAGAAAGGAACAGACAAAAATGTCTACACAAATAACTACAGCATTTGTAGAACAGTATAGTAACAACGTAACTATGCTTTCACAGCAAATGGGTTCTTTACTTAGAAACGCTGTTGATGTTGAAACAATCAAAGGTAAGAATGCTTTCTTCGAACAGATTGGTGCAGTCACAGCTCAAGTAAGATCCACACGACACGCAGATACACCACAAATTGATACGCCACACTCTCGCAGACGAGTTTCACTCGCTGACTACGAGTGGGCTGATCTGATTGACGATCTTGACAAAGTAAGAATGTTAATTGATCCAACTTCTTCTTACGCTAAAGCAGCAGCCGCAGCGATGGGTAGAGCTATGGATGATGTTATCATTACTGCTCTTGGCGGATCAGCAGACACTGGTGTTGCTGGTGGTACTTCAGTAGCTTTACCTTCTGGACAGAAGCCTTTTTCAGCTTCTCAGACAGATGGTTTAACAATCGCTAAGCTATTAGAAGCAAAATATCTTTTAGATAATGCGGATGTAGATCCTTCATTAAAGAGATATTTCCTATGCTCACCAAAGCAGATCCAAGACTTATTAGCGACAACTGAAGTTAAGTCATCTGACTTCAACACAGTTAAAGCTCTTGCTCAAGGTTCAGTAAACTCATTCTTAGGATTTGAGTTCATTCCTTCAACAAGATTAAGTTTTGATGCTACAAACACAGACGACAGACTTTGCTACGCATTTACTGAAGATGCAATTAAACTTGCTATTGGTAAAGACGTAACAGCTCGTATTGATGAAAGAGCTGACAAGTCTTATGCTACTCAGGTCTACTATTCTATGGCAATCGGTGCAACTAGAATGGAAGAAGAAAAAGTAGTAGAAGTCGCTTGTGACGAGTAATCTACTTAACCAGGGGGAGCTTTGCTCCCCTTGCTAGAAAGGATTAACGATGCCAGGTAAAGGTTTATATTACAATATCAACAAAAGAAAAAAGGCGGGTACTTCTCGACCAAAGTCAAAATCAACTATTTCTGATGAAGCCTATGCAAATATGAAAGCTGGATTTCCTAAGAAAAAGAAAAAAACTATGATAGGATAAACCATGCCATATTCAAAATACTCACCAAAACAAAAAAAACTTGCAGCACTCGCTGGAGATAAAAAGAAAATTACTGCTGCAGATTTAAAAAAAGCAACAAAATTAAAAAAGAAAACAATGATTGGCTAAGATGGTAGCAAAGAAATATCAAAACAAAAGTGGTGGATTAAACCAGGCGGGTAGAGATTACTATAAAAGAACAGAAGGTAGTAATCTAAAAGCACCAGTAAAGTCGGGAACAAATCCACGCAGAGTATCTTTTGCTGCTCGTTTTGCTGGAATGTCTGGTGGTATGAAAAAACCAAACGGAGAGCCAACAAGATTAGCATTAGCATTAAGAGCCTGGGGTTTTGGTAGTAAAGAAGCAGCAAGAAAATTTGCTAACAATAATAAAAAATCAAATAGAAAGACAATGATAGGATGACATCTGTAGTAGAAATTTGTAATTCAGCTCTTAATATTTTAGGTGCGAATAATATTACTGCCTTAACAGAGGATAGTAAGAATGCGAGATTATGTAATCAACGATATGAACCATTAAGAGATGCAGTCTTTAGAGAGCATACCTGGAATTGTTTAATCAAAAGAGTTCAACTAGCTCAAGATACAGCTAGTCCAACACACGAATATACATATCAATATCAGCTGCCTAGTGATTGTATTAGGGTTTTATCATTAGGTGGCTACCATGATGGATCATCATCTAATGTCGATGGTGGTCAAAAATTTAAAGTAGAAGGTAGAAAAATATTAACCGATGAAGATACTGTTTATTTAATCTACTCAGCCAGGATTGCTGATCCTACCCAATACGATAGCTTATTAATTGAGTCTATTGTGGCAAGATTAGCTGCTGAGTTATGTTATGCGATTACCAGTTCAACCAGTTTAGCTGTAGCTCTCAAACAAGATTACGCAGAAAAATTAAGATTAGCTAGACACGCAGACGCAACCGAAGGAACACCAGACTATATAGACAGTTCAACATTTATTAATTCGAGGTTTTAAATGCCAAGACAAACTGTTGCTTATACCAACTTTACCGCTGGTCAATTATCACCTAGATTAGATGGAAGAACAGATTTAACTAAATATTATAATGGTGCAAAAACCATTAGTAATTTTACAATTCAACCTCATGGTGGTGCGAGTCGTAGACCAGGTACAGCATTTGTTCATGAAGTAAAAGATAGCTCAACCGCTGTTAGGTTAATCCCTTTTGAATTTTCAACAGTTCAAACTTATGTTTTAGAATTTGGAGATCAGTATATTCGTTTCTTTAAAGACAAAGGAATTATTACTGAAGCAGCTAAGACGATAACGAACATCAGCCAAGCTAATCCAGCAGTAGTAACTTCTACCGCACATGGGTATACCAATGGGGATCATGTTATTATTAGTTCAGTTACAGGAATGGTGGAAGTCAATGGAAAGACTTTTAAAGTCGCTAACGCAACCGCCAACACATTTGAGTTACAGGATGTTGATGGGAACAATATCGACTCTAGCAGCTATACTGCCTATGCTTCTGGTGGTAGTGCTTTTAGAATTTATGAGATAGCTTCCCCTTATGCAGCAGCCGATGTTGCACAACTCAAGTTCGCACAATCCGCAGATATTATGTATCTGTGTCATCCTGATTATGCAGTAAGAAAATTATCAAGAACAGGACATACTTCCTGGACATTAGATGAAGTAGAATTTAATATTCCTCCCCTTCAATCACATAATGATACAACCACAACAATTACCGCTTCTCATACTTCAGTAGGAGCAACAGCAACTTTTACTGCTTCTTCAACCACAGGCATTAATGGGGGAGATGGATTTAAATCAACCGATGTGGGGAGAGCTATTCATTTCAATGAAGGTCATGCGATTATTACTTCTTTTACTTCTTCGACAGTCGTAGCGGGAGAAATTAAAGTAGCTCTAGGATCGGGATCAGCTAATACAGATTTTGCATTAGGATCATTCTCAGATACAACTGGACATCCATCCAGTGTTACTTTCTTTGAACAACGATTAGTATTTGCGGGTACAAATGAAGAACCACAAACATTATTCTTTTCAAAAGTAAACGAATATGAAAATTTTGATGATGGTTATCATACAGATGTGACTGATACTTCAGCGATGATTTATACAATCGCATCAAACAAAGTAAACAGTATTAGATTTTTGTCTGCACAAAGATCATTGATTGCGGGAACAGTCGGTGGTGAGTTCGTGGTATCAGCATCAGGTACAACTCAACCAATTACACCAACAAACATACAAATTCAAAGACAAACATCTTATGGATCAGCTAATGTCGATGCGATCCAGGTAGCAAACGTCACCATGTTCTTACAGAGAGCAAAAAGAAAAATTAGAGAATTAACTTATAGTTTTGATTTTGACTCTTATGTCGCTCCCGATATGACTATCCTGGCAGAGAATATTACTGAGTCGGGTATTAAAGAATTATCATATCAACAAGAACCAGAGAGTATTTTATGGGGTGTGAGAGAAGATGGTAAGTTAGTCGGTCTTACTTATCAAAGAGCAGAGGATGTCGTAGGATGGCATATTCATGAGATTGGCGGATCATTTGGATCAGATAGTTTTGGTCATGTAGAAAACCTAGCAACAATACCAGGTGATGCAGATGAAGATGATTTATATATGGTAGTGAAAAGAACAGTTAATGGATCAACTAGACGTTATGTAGAATATTTACAAAATTATGATTATGGAACAAATATTGCCGATGCTTTCTTTGTTGATAGTGGACTCCAATATATTGGATCAGCAACAAATAGTATTTCTGGATTAGATCATTTAGAAGGTGAAACAGTAGCTATCCTAGCAGATGGTGCAACTCATCCAGATAAAACTGTATCA